TGCTCGTTCTCGTTCTGCTCGTTCTCGTTCTGCTCGTTCTCGTTCTGCTCGTTCTAAACGTATGGCAGTGCCATCTGAGATGAGGTATCCCGACCCGAATATTGCTTTTTTTCGCAAAAGTTGAGCATCAAGAGCACGAACACGAAGGCTTTCAGATTTTCTAATTTCAAAGTCAATGCCAGCCTTTGAAAGCCGATTGATTTCAGCCGCTGTTGCAACGTTTTTCGGGTATTCATACTTCGGCATTGTTTTAGTTTTCTCTTTTCTGCTAGCATCATTACAGCTTTTTAAAATCTTATAAAGGCGTGGGGCGGTGCGAACCCGAATGTCGCTATCATCAAGATTTGTTACAAACGACGTGCTAACGACTGCCCCATTTTCATATGTTACAGCTACACCAACCGGAATTGCTGTACAGTGTTCTGTCTTTCCTGAAAATAGAGTGAGAGCAGGTGCAAACAAAAAAAATTTTATGTTTCTTTCGATATAAAAGCGTAAAATCTTGCTGAGAATGCTGAATGGCGGATTATCAACTACGATCTTACCTGTATAGTCAAACGTTTCATAATCGCCACCGGGATAGAATGGTCTACAAAAAGCATCACGATTTATGCCATATTCTGTGCAGACCCAATCAGCCACGCCATCGTAAATCAGTGGCGGTGTGTAACAGTCATCAGTGGTTTTTTTGGGCTTAAATTTTTCAACGAATTGCTCGTATGTTTCACCTTTCATTTTGTTCCTTCCTTATATCAAACTTTCAAATTCTTCCTGCCGATTATAATAGACCACATATGCGTCTAGTAGTGCCGCAAGTCCGTCTATTCTCTGCGTTCGGTCAGATTTCTTACACGGCTGAATGTTGCCGTTGACGTCCGTCTTGACAGCCGTATTCAGAAAACACCATTTGTCAATCGGGTTGTTGTCATAAACGATGTTGTGTCGCTGAAATTCAGCTTTCAGATTCTTCATCGGGTCAGACAACGTGATAACGCCCTGGCGCACAGGTACTAAAACGCCCTTGCCGAACTCTTCTTCAAACGCTTTTATCAGCTCGTCCGAAACGTGCCAAGGGTCATAGCCGATAGCCAAAGGATAGATGTCTTCCTTATCTCTCAGTTCCAAAAACCAGTCTAGGATAACACGCTTGTTGACCTTGTTTCCCTCACACGTCCTCAGCAGACCTTGCGATTTCCACAGTTCATACGGCACACTATCTCGTCCACGTCTGTCGCCCTTTTCAGCGTCAGCGTCAAGAACGGCTTGTGGTATCCAGTACATAGATTTTACATACAGCCTATCATCATCAGGCTTTTTGCAGATAGCCTTTGCGGCATTCAGGTCTATATAATCAGCGGCATCAAAACCGCCAATGAAATATCTGAACGGATAGTCCACGACAGTTTCTTCATTGTTCAGCTCGTCCCATCTCAACCAGCCGCTTTCGGTATTCTGCGGAAGGTTGAAATCTTTGACCATAACCGTCGCTTTGAAGCTAGGGTCATCTTTGGCTTTCTGCACCATTTGGCGCAGATAGTCTATTGATTTTATCGTGCCCAGTCCAGGATTTGCTTTTATCCAACATTCTTCCTTATCCCATTCGTCGGGGCTATCCAGTTCGTTGATAAACGGCAGAAACCTTTTGTTGATTTCCGTCAGCCGTCCGTATAGCAGATTACTCGCATATTCGTATTGGGCGTCAAAGATACCGCCACGGACAAAGCCGTTTGTGGTAATGCAAAATAAAATGGGTTGCTGTCTAGCACCCATTGCTTGTTTTATCAAATCATATAGATCTCGGTTCTTGATTGCCGCCAATTCGTCGATAACACCGCAGTGAACGTCCAATCCGTCAAGGCTGTTTGAGTTGCTTGCAAGGGCTTTTATAAATCCCATGTTCAATGGGAAATACAAATCGGCTGCACGTTTGCGAATATGCTTGCTCAGCAGCGGCGATTGTTTTATCATTTTGTAGCAGGCGTTGAAACCCAGTTTTGCCTGATCTAGCATTGTGGCGACGTTATATATCTGCGGTGAACCCTCTCCGTCATTGACTAGCATATCATTTTCGACCGCCGCAATTTCTGTTGTCTTACCGTTCTTTCGCCCTTCAATTATTAAACATTCGTTATACTGGCGTAGGTTGTTATCGTCAACAAAGCCGAATAATGCTTGCAGTCTCGCTTTTTGAAACAACTCTAGCTTCAACGGCTGACCTAGTTTTCCAGACGGCAGCTTACAGAATTTTTCTATAAAATCCGTGTGCCGTGTTGCAATAGCTTCGTCAAAATGAAATTCATCAGGGCTTGCAAATCTGTTCAGCAGCATTTCGGAAACCTTTTTCATTTTTTCACAAGCAACGATATTTCCGTCATAAATGCCAGTAAAATATTTTTCAAACTCCGTCAACGCTTTGCACCGCCCAGAAATTCCAACAGTTCGTCGCCCTCAGACTTCTGCAGGCTGTCGAGAATAATGTCTTCAACGGTCTTTGCCATTGCATTGTATTTTCCGATTAATGTCGCATACGCCTTGCTTGCAGGGTGCTCTGTCTTGACAGTAAAACCATTGCCGTTTGTCGCTTCGATGATTGCACCCTCTGCTTTTATTTTTTTCTGGTACTCACTCAGCAGATTTTCCATGTACTCCAGCTGATCTAGCAGCTTTATACCCAGCTCTCTCTTAGCCGGTTCACAACTATCCACAGCTTTTCGCAACTCGCTCAAATTCTTCTTGATTTTTGCCATTGTCAGATTACACCCCCTTATGTGATTTTATCGTGCGTAAAAAATGACCTTTGCCCCCTCGGTATCTTAGGAAAAAATTCAGTCAAAATTTGAGGGGGGCATGGGCATACCCGATGCGTCAAATTCACATTTTGTTAATTTTTTAGGTGATTTTTGGTAGAAGTGACCCTCGAAATTATCATGACATTTTTTGCACACGAATTCGAGATTGGCATGGTTCAATGATACCTCAGGGTCACGAATGTTTGCTGGTGTCAGCATTGTTCTGTGATGAACGATATATCCAGCACGTTCGTGACATTCTTCACAAAGACCGCCGTCGATTAGTATGCGTTTGTCAATGTAAGATTGGCGACACTTCTTCCATGCCGCCGAGCGGTAAAAAGAATATGCGAAGTCTTTCATAGCACCGCCCCCATAAAATAAAAATGCCACACGTGGGACACATTGTTAAGAGGTGTGTGTGGCTGATTGGTATCGGTGTCAACATCATTGCAGTATCGACCGATATATCCGCCATAGCTGTTGCCGTGGCGGAAGTCAGGAGATCTAAAACAAAAGAAGTAAAAAACATGGAGCAGGTTAAGTGATGGCGCACCGCCCCTGCACATTGCCTGAGGGCTAGCCACTCAGGCGTAAAAAATGGGGTTGGCTTTTATTGAGGAAATAACCAACTGACCTTTTCACCCTATCGGGCTATTATACAGTATAGCAGATTAATAACTGCATTTCACTGCATTTCACTGCACTCTTTTGGAACGATGATATGTTTCAGGGCTTCGCCGTGAATCTTATATATTGTGCGTTCTGAGTAGTTCATATAGTCAGTGATCCCCATTATGTATTCACCGTTTTCTTTGTTGAATTTTCCGACCCAGCGCTGATAAAAAAGATACCGCCGTTCAAGAACTTCTCGCTGGTCTGCGTCTGCCACTGCGTCAATGGATTGTTCAATTTGCAAACGTTTGTCAATCAGTATCAGCGCTAGTTCCTGCTGTCTGCGTTCGTATTCTGCTATGCGTTCAATGGTGTTTGACATCTTGTCGCCATTGCAACTGCCATGACTAGCACCTGTATTTTCGTAAGAAATGCCAGCATATTCTAGTTGCGACCGCAGTTTCTTGACCTTGTTTTCGATGATTTTTACACGCCGTTCGATTTTATAGGCGTTTTGCAAATATTCTTTTGCTGTCATTTCAACCGCCTTTCTGCACCCTGTCAGTCATTTCCGTTGATATCAGTTTCGACAGGTCAATGCCGTATGTCTCTTTCAGATAGCTGGCGTTGTTATCGTTATCGAATTCAGCCGTGTCCATGATGTCAAACGTGCTATTCACTGCGTCGATATATTTTGTCATCTTTATACCTCCAAATCATCAAATGTTAGCTGGTTGAAATCTTCACCTAGCCACCAGCGAAAAACGTCTTGACCTGTTTGCCACGACATTTTAGCAACTTTTCCAAGCTGTCTTCTACGTTCTAGCATTCTATCAAATGCCGTTATATAATTTTGTTTATATTTGGGATATCGTTCAAATTCAACGTATCTATGTTTTCCTGCCACAGGACAACCAATGCACCCTATACGATTAAAACCGCATTCATACAGCGGATTTGATTTGCAACCATAGTAGTGCAAAAAATCCCACACATCATCATCAGACCAGTCGACTATAGGGTTTACCATAGTTTTCGTAGTACGATAGCAGTGTTCAACCAACCTACGACTTTTGTCGTTATCATCGTTAAGAATTATCCCATCCTGATACGTTTGCTGATACTCTATGCCTATTTCATCAGCAGTTTTCATTGTAGTTTTCGGCTTGCCGATAATTTTTATAACATCAGCCGTTTCTTTACGGCGTTGACTTTCAGACCACCTAACACCCGTGACAACAACACGTCCTACGCCGCCACGTTCTTTTAATTCGCTGCAGCAGTATCTTGCAATGCGTGTCGGTGGCATTAGCTTCTTGACAATCAGATTCCACATTGTAATGTGATTGCCGTTCTTGTCATACGCCTTGTCAATTCTGACATCTGGCTGAGATTGAACATATCTCACAGTTTCGGGTGCATCAACAGTTGTCAAATTATGTACTGCTTCAAATTTAACGCCTGCGCATTGTGCCAAAATTTTGATACAATCGCTATCTTTTCCACCGCTATATGCTAGATAATATCCGTCCTCAGGTACAAACGTTTTCAGACGTTCGATAGCCTTTTGTTCTTTTGCACTATCCATATAGCCTCCTAAAAAGTTACCGTCACATTCAGCACTGCCGCCGCTAACCAGTAGACAGCCTTTTTGTAGTCTTTCTGTACGGCGTATATAGTCGCTGCTCCCACGTCTAACAAAATCAGCAGAAGTGGGAAGATGTATTCGGGTTTGATTTTTACCATGTTATCCCTCCTCACTTCCCCATTGTTCAGCCATTGCAAAAGCAATACCTTTAAACGTTTTGCTCCTTACCTTAGCACGATCTTTGCCAGAATGACGTGTTTCTTCCCATGTGCGTGATTTACCATTAGAATATCGTCCAAACAGCTTGCCATTATCAGGCTTGTCCCCTGTATATGTTGGTCGTAGGACAGGCAGCCCCTTTAGCCATAAACACGTCGCCTTTGTGACAAACTGTTCTGAGTCTTCCGGCCCGTTTGAAAACATATATGGGTGAATTATTTGATCTGCCTTTCTGAATACAGTATTCATACGCCCTATAGGGTTTTCCACTGCAATTTTCGGTGCGTTCGCCGACACAATCTGCATAAAAAATACTATTGATTCTTCACGGTGTTTCATACGCTCGACCACCTTTTCAGCAGGTGTGCATTTCAAACTATAGTGGCGTGTAGCCACGTTCGTAAGGTACGTACACGGTGGGTGTGCGATAATCATATCCCATGTTTCAACAGTATGCTGCTTGCCGTCACAGGTGAAGAAATCGGTATTGCCATTGATAATATCCAAAACATCATTGCATATATGCCATTCAGGGTGACCGCCTGAACACATCTGAATATCGCAGCTGTACGCTTCGTGTCCTTTCGCACGGAACGCTTTGCAGACCTCTTGTGATTCTTTGCACGCTATTAATACCTTCATTTTATCCCTCCTCAAACTCAGGACACTCAGTCACAGTATATGAATGCAACGTGCCTTTCTGCCCTTCGTAAACCCTATGACCGCGCGTCTTCCAACCGGCAACAGGTTGTCTGTCCATCGGCCAGCTGCACCCTGTTATCTGTTCACCTGTCAGCTTGTCACTCTTTGGCACTGCGTGTTTGCAGTACCAACAAAGCGTCGTAGCAGCACTGCATTTCACAGCCTCTATCTTGTCCTTGAACACTTCGCAGATAGTGTGCTGATAGTTGACTACTCTCGGGCAAAGTCCCTGTCTCACACCATATTTACACAGCCCATATTTTCCGTTCTTCCTGCCGCAGTTGTCAGGTGACTTCTCGAAATATTTGCAGCTGGTGCAGAATTTATTGTTACCCATGCTCTTCGTCCTCCTCATACGGACCTAGCCCTGACAGCACATCGAACATATGCTTGATAAATTCTATCAGCTCTTCACGGCTTTTCTTTTCAAATTCCGCATAAGGTCTGATGAATTTTTCCATTTCACGCATAACACGCACGCTGTCGTTGAATGCCGCTATCACGTTCTCGTTAGGTTCGCTCTGCTTTATCTGCTTGTCCAGCTTCTGCGTCAACGCACTCTTGGCTTTCGCTGCCTGCTCTGCAGGAATGTTGTTCAGTGTGGCGGTTTTGTATAGATAATACATAGCCAGCCAGTATATTTCATCAAAAATATTGCTATCGTTCGGTAGTTCTTCACCACGATATGCTAGCTTGTCAATCTCTGTTCTTTTCATTTGTACACCTCGTCAGCAAGCCCCACAAAGGCTTTTTGCATTTTTTGTTTCGCCGTTCAGAATGTCGCAAACCTTTTGTGCGATTTCTGTTGTTGGAAAATAAACGCATGGTTTTCTATCCACAGCAAGACAACCACCAACATAGTATGTACTGTCTTTCGTACCATAAAAAACGTAGTATTTTCTTGCATTGTCCTGCCAATCAGGTACATAGTCAGGACAATAGGTATCGTGTAGCCTTTCCAGTTTCAGTAAAAAGTTGATTTTATCAGCAACTTCTTCGGCACGTTTTCTTGTGTGGAAATAGTTGTTGTTTTCAAAAGATGCTTTATCCAAAAAATGATCTGTTTCTAGTGTGTAGACAGCTCCAAAACTAGCCGTATTGAGTTTACCTATGTGGTAGTATTCCTGCTCGTATCCAACTCGCTTAAATTCTGGTTCTTCCTCGACCTTTGGAATTTCAATTCCTTTCAATCTTGCATAGGCGATAGCAACACCTGTGTCATAGTCAAATGTATCTTGTGGGTAACATTTTGCAATAGCGGATTTAACGGCTGTTGTGTCATAAACAATAACCACGTCACTGCAACCACTGTACGCAATCGCCTGCTTATCTTTTTGAAAATCTCTGTATGTCTTTTTGACCCACTGTTTAAATTCTTTCTTGTTCATTTTTTATTCCTCCTCATTTTTTTAGAACGGCGGCAAATCTTCGTCCTCAGCCGTGTCAACATCTTTGAAACAGCCGTAGATCCTGCCCCATTCAGCATTGTTACAGCCGATACGTTTACAAATCTGGCTGTAGGCGACCTTGATGTTGTCTGCCACGTTGCCTGTCAATCGGTTTTTTACAATGGCAATTTTGCTTTGAAAATCGTCTTTGTCGTCGTCGCTATTTTTGCTATATGTTAAAACTAAATCGACTCTATTTGTGATATCACCCGAACCGCTGACACTATCTGCATTCAGTTCAATGCCGCCTGCGGTCTTGCGTGGGTGCGCTATCAGTATGATAGCAACGTTATATTTGACAGCTATGTATTTCACAGCATTTACAAAATCGGACTGTGCCCGATACAGTTCTTTGCTGAGGTCAACGTCCAGTGCCGTCATGAGGTTATCAATCAATATCAGTTTGACATTAAATCTGCGGATAGCCGTTTCAATCGTACCCAGTAATGATATTTTACCATCACGCTTGGCATTATCGCCGTCAAGTTTGATTTCAGCCGTCACAGCCGTGTTGTCAAATATATACGCCCTATCATCATACCAGCGGTTGATTTTATCGACCACATCATCAGGAATGTCATAGGTCTCGTCGCCATATTCGTTGACCGAACGTATAACATTTTGTTTTCCTGCAATTTGGAGATCCAGCCAGCGTTTGAAATGATAGTCAGGCAATTCACCCGAATAAACGAAAATTGAATACGGATTGCCGTCTAGGTCTGATTGGTCTAGTGCATTTGCAATTATCTGTGACGCTAACGTTGATTTACCCTCGCCACGTTTACCCGTGATAACTACCACCTGTCCCATATAGATACCGCCGATATATCGGTCAACATCGTATATGCCAGTTTTGATATGTTCCTGCTTATCCAGATTTACCACCTTGACCTGTGATAACTTTTTGACAGCCGTAACAGGTATTTCTTCGGCGTTGTTCACGGCATCACATATCGCTTTACAGCCGTATTTCTGCAGGATTGCGTTTGCGTCCTTTTCGCCCAAATAGTCTTGCGCCCTGACAACTTTTAATTTCTTATGCGGAAATGATGTTGTAAATTGGTCAACCAGTGTTATGTGGCCGTGTTCATGGTCTCCAAAAATCACAATTTCGTCGAAACTGTCAACAAAATCATAGCAGAACGGCACCCATGTTTTATTGCTCTGGCCGCCTGGCACTGATACCGCATTATTTATCTGACAATCTGCCACCGACAGACTATCTATCTGCCCCTCCGTGACTATCAGCCTATCATGCTTTTCTGTACATCGGTTCATGCCGAACAATATCGGTTTTGTGTTCTTTTCAAACCACTCTTTTTGATTGTCTCTGCCCTTGACAAAATCTGTCTTGCGGTATTTGACCGATGTCAGCACGTTATTTTCATCAAAAAATGGAAACATCAGCAAATTGTCACGTTTATCACCGACAGTGATGTTGTATTTCCGTGTGGTGATCTCTGAAATTCCTCTTGACCGCAGGTATTCAACCGCCTTGTCACGTGTGACTATCTTCACAGGCGGTAACGTGCGGTATTTTTTTTTCTGCTCATCGTCAAATTCCAACGGATAGTTAAAATCTCTTGCCAGCTGCACGAAATGACCTGTCATGCCACAACTGCTTCTGAAACACTTGAACGCCCCCGTGTCAAGATTTACAGAAAATGTATCTTTGTCATGACCGCCCCCATTGCAGTACGGACAGTATTTGAAATACAGCTCACGCCCCTTGCGGTGCGTTTCTGCATTTAATGCCACAGCCAGACCGACCACATCATCATCACGCATTGTATATCCCATGTTTTTTCACCTCACTCAAAAATCTGTCCTGCCTGGATTGTCCGTCCGCCTGCCGTTTGTGTGCGCTGCGGGAGCAGCATATATTTGTTTTTCTTTGTTTATCTTTGTTATCTTTGTTTCATTGTTGTCAGTTGTTTGTCGGTTGCTTGTCACTTGCTTGTCACTTGCTTGTCGGTTTGCTTGTCGCTTGTCCTGATACATATCATAATTTACTATCGTAAATACGCTATATTTGTTAGTTGCTTTGCTTGTCACTTCGTTTGTCGAAATTAGGTGATTAATTGCAGTTCTTACGTTGCGAACTGACAACCCTGTTTCTTTGGCTAGCGTACCATAGCTTGCGACCCTCTGCCCCCTATGAATAGCTTCACCCTTGAAGCGTTTTTCCTCATAATTGGCGGTCAAAATTAAATGCTCAAAAACAATGCGTGTCGCAGGATCTTTGTACCATTCCCAGTTCACTATTTTTCTATGTAAAACTATAAATCCATTTTCCAGCATTTAATCACCGTCCAATTTTTGAAGATAATCTCGCAAAGCGTAGTATAGTATCGCTTTTATCAGTGTGCCGCTCTCTTGTTTTCGACAAGCTATGATCGTGATGTTATATCGTGCCTGCCATGAACAGAACGTTGCCAGTAGTGCCTTTGGTGGCATTTTGCTTCGGTAGTTGTGCAATAGGATATTTTCCCATAATCTATCATCCTCGACCATTAAAAACACCTTTGCATGGTCTTCAACCGACCGCTTGAATTCTCGGTCAAACCTTTCTCGCCCTTTTGTGAAATTGCCCACTATTTCGTCCAAATTCGCCTTGCGTTCAATAACGACGCTCTGAGCAAGGCTTACAGGCTCGCTATTAGGTTTTACGGCTTCGCAAGTATAATCGCCATAGTTTAACTTGTGTTGTGTATATGGCGTTTCTGTGGCTTTCAGAGCCTTTTCAATATGCCCCCACTTTTGTTCTCGGCTATCAACGACAACCGAGAACGTTTTAAGTGTGGCGTCAATGTCTATCGGGTGCATTAGAATGGCACTGCGTCATCGCCTACGTTGATTTCGACGAAATCTGACAGATTGGCGTTCGGATCAAAACTGTCATTGCTGGCTGTTGACGGCTTGTTTTTCAGCTCTTCACGCTTTGGAATTGTGAAATTGCCACTGCGGATATCGTTTGCAGGCACGAAACGTTTGCACTGCGTAAACCAGCCTGTATTACCGTCTTTTTCCCACTCTTTTTCGTTGAAAAGAGCGCCCACAAGTTTACCCTTCAGGACGTTCTCGTCCCAATCTCTTTCACAGTCGATATGTAGATTGGCATTTGAATTCTCAAATGCCTGTATCTGAGATTTGAAGTAGCCCAGCGACTTCTTAAACTTGGTCTCATCACCTGTGTTATGCGGTATGTTCAGGCGCATTGAACCCTTCCACTTCTTGTTCTCCCACTCGTCAGGTGTAGCCTTATACAACTTGTCAAAAAAGCCCTTGAACTCGCCCTCTGCGATGTCGAACTGAATCGCCAGTCTGCTTCCCCAATCAGTGGGTTCAACCTTGATGTTAAGAATTTTTACCACATATCCGCCTGGCTGGAGCTTTGGTAGCTCCGAAAAACTTGTTGCTTCTGCCTGCTTATAACCTGTGATTCCTATCATTTACTTTTCCTCGCTTTCTATGTTGTTTGGAGTTAAATTCCAATATTCTCTTATTTTGGTGTCTACGAATTTCAAATCATTTTCGATTTCATCGTCAAACATATCTTCGGGTGATTTCGCAGTAGAAATTCCCCTGGACTGCGTGATGAAATAGTGATGATTTTCGTCAGCCGTGCAGAACAGCACGATCGAAAACAGCCCTTCAACTGTCAGCTGATTATCCAACATCTTGCCGATAGTTTTTGCTTTGTACTTGCCCCCGTCGGTCAGTTCGACGTGGTGCAAAAAGTACACGATAACGTCTGACGGTAGGTCATTTATAACAAACTCTATCAGCCGTTCAAAACTGACCGCCATATCAGTGAATTTTCCATATCCTAGTTCTTTTGCCTTGTCGAAACTATCGAACGCCATGAGATACTGGCTATCATCAATGGCAAATGCCTTTGACTTCGATTGAAACATAGCCGCCTTTATTACATCATAACGGCTTTTGCCTTTGTTCGCCTTGACAAGTTTTGCCACTGAAAGTGTCGCAAGACCATTGTTTTTGAACGGCAGTGGTTTGCCAGCAACATTAAAAATGCTTATCTCGCCTGGCTTAAAGTTTTTGAGGGAACGGCTCTTGCCACTGCCACTTTCTCCCTCGATTAAAACAGGTAATCCCATGTTTTTTTATTCCTCCTCTTTGATTTCTAGTGGGCATTGAGCGCCCACGAATGTGTCTGGTAAAAATACGATTTCGTCAGTCAGATTGCACCGACCAGAACGGCGGCTGAAAAATCTGCAATACTTGCAGGCGGCGTATGTAACACCTTTGTTGTCAACAGGGAACGCGGTTTCAACTACCGCATAGCCCCTGACATATTTCTGCACACCGTTGTCAAAACTAGCACTCATAGCAGGTTCAAATCCTCCTCTTCGTACTCGACCCCTGCCAGTTCGGCAAGGTCATAGATTGAAATATCGTCGTTCTGATTGATTTCTTCAATCAGAATTTCACGAAAGCAGTCTTTGCAGTAGTCTTTGCCTTCATAGCAGAAAACATTTTCATTTGCAAGGTCTAGCTGCCCTCTACACTTGTCGCATTCGACCACTGTATAATCACGGTCTCTGCCGCAACATCTACACCCGTCAGGGCAGCCGACACAATCATTAGCCGTGTAACGCATTTAAACCGCCCCTTTTGTATTTGAAAAATGCGATACCCCTATACATGAAGAAATACAGTCCGTATTCACTATTAATTACCTCGGCGCCGACCTCTTTTGCCACCGCCCAAATGTCAGGCGTGAAAATCTGAACGCCTGTTGTGGCATAATCAGACGGCAAAGCATCACTTGTCATCATAGGGTAAACGCCTTCGGTAACAGTGCCATACTCTTGCGTTTCTTTCATTTTTTGTTCCATTAATGCCATGTCAGCCATAGCGTCAAGCCTTTCTTTTACTGTCATGCTTTCGACCTCTCCTTTCCAATATTGCTGGCTCTGCCAGCTTGAAATCTCTGCAGGGGTAGCGCCTGCTACTTTCTAGGCAACTTTTCAGGTGCTTGCAATCCAAACATGAATAGCTAGTCACTTGGCTCACCATCCGGCCTTATCAATGATTTTAACTTTTGACAACTTATTCCCGCATTATATGCAGCTGTACATTGTTTGTCCATAGCAGAAAGCAATCCAGTAATGTCCAACAGCAACTTATTGAATTCCTTGTCAATTAGGCCAACTTTTGCGTGTGAGTCTGTCTGTTTATCAGAATATACAACAACTGGGATTAGCGAAAGTAAATAATTGTCATGTGATAGTTTTTTCCTCCTTGGCCAGCAATATATTGATGTACAGTCACGATAACGTGGCCAAGCATTAACCTCCGTAGGTTTTTCTGGGCCCCAATTTAGTTCATGCTGTTCGCATTCTCGCATAAACGCGTCATAATCTGTCTGTGTCTTTAGGCGAACTTTAAACTTGCCAGATATAAATCCGTCCCAATCAAATGCTGGTTTGGTGGTATTGATTATGTACTCTGCAAAAAAGCGTCTACAACAGGTCCCGGAAAGGGGACAATTCCCACAGTCATTTTCTACACAGCATTCCGCCGCCTTTACGATTTCCTCGTCAGTGATTTTCTTATTCATTCTCAATTTCCTCCCACTCAAAGCGACCTTTGCCGCTGTTACGCCACTGACCGATGCCTCTCAGCCTGCCGTAGTCCAACCACTCTCTTACGGCTGTTTCCATATCGTCTTTCAGAATAACGATAGTAAACTCAACTGTCGCTCCTGCAGGAACTGTCTCAGAGTGTGCCAGTGCGACACGTTCGCCCTGCGGCGTGCTTGCTCTCAACGGTCTCTGACATTCACCCATACCGCCCTTGAATTCGTATGGGATTTTTCGTTCCTCGACGAAGATAAGTCCGTCAATCTCTTTCTTGTACGCCTTGATTTTTGAGCTTGCCGTGCCTGATACCTTTTTCAGAACACCGCAAGCGTCCTTGAAAAGTCCTTTGATTTGATAGTCCCACAGAAATGGTGTGCCGTCTTCCAGTGTCGGGAATACCGTCATAGACTTTTCAACTACCTCAGCCACGCCAAGCGCGGCTATCTCTTCCTCACGGCTCTTTGCATCGGGTGCTTTCGATGCGATGTACTCATCGTGAATTGTGGTTGTTGCGTTTGCCGTTCCCAGAATCTCTTCGGTGAACGTCAACTTTACTTTGATTTTTTTCATGTTTTTGACCTCCGTTACGTTAAATTTATTTTTTCTTGCTTTTCGACGCCATACTGTGCCGAACTACGCCTTTGCTAGTCACTGCAGTTCCTTTGCTAATCACTGCTATGCCCTTGCGTCGCTATGCTTCTCAATGCCTTTGCTAATCAATGCCATGCTATGCCTTTGCCTCTCGTTGCGTGTCAAAACTTCGCCTCGCCTTTGCTTGTCGGAACTTAGCTTTGCCGTTGCCTATCAAAACGGTGCTGTGCATACCTAGCCCTAGCTCCTCACCTCACAGCTTTGCCATTGCTTATCGACGCTATGCCGTTGCTTTGCTGTTCAAATCAACACCTTCACATTTCGCAGTCGTTCACAGGTTCGCTTTGCCGTAGCCAATGCTATTCATAGCAAATCCGTTGCATTGCGAATCTAAACTCTGCCATCGCTGTTTTCGTCACGGCTATCATCATCATCGCAGCTACTACGTTCATGTTTCCATTGGTGCTGGTCTATGATACATGCTATGAACAGTATCACAGCATAAAAAACTGTCAGTATCACGATTGCTGCGCCGATTATTGCGGTTATAAACATACCCTCTGACACTTTACCACTTTCCTTTCGTCTGTATCTCGACCTTGACAACAGGCTTTGAAGCTTCCTTGATCGCCTGCTCCAGTTCCTCACGGATTGCGGTTTCGGCTGTCTCCTTGATGTTTCGATATAGTCCGTAGACCGCCAGTGCGAATAGCGCCACACATAACGCTATTGCAGCCACGAATCTGACGATCTCCAGTGTTGCTATCATGCTGGTCATTTTCTTATGCTCCTTTCCTTGCAGTATTCTGCAAAGATTTCTTCGGGGTTCGCCCCGATTATCTTGCAGTACGTCACGATTTGTTCAGCATTCATGGTGCCGAACTGCCGTTCCCACCTGCTTACGGCTGTCTGTGCCATGTTCAGCCGTTTTGCGATTTTTGCCTGTGTAATATCGTTGTCGGCTCTGATAGATTTCAGCCGTTTGGATATCACGTCATTGGCTGTCATTTTCTTTGCAGGCATTGTTTTCACCCCCATTATTCGGCATGAACATCACGTGTAAGATAGTCCAGCGTAACGTTCAGCCATTTGGCTATCTGTAGAAGTACCGACGCTGGCATATCGTTTTTGTCCTGCCATTTGGACCATGTTCTGCGGTCTATTTCGATAGTCTTCGCAAGGTCCTGCTGGGTGAGATGTCTGCGTCTCAATTCACCATTGATGTTGTCAAATATCGTTGTCTTTTCAGCCATTTGTTACACCTCCGTTTTCATTTTGAATTTTCGTACTCGTTCTGAGTACATTATCATTATATACTCATTTTGGGCATTTGTCAACCCCAAATTGGGTACAAATATGTACAAATTTGAGATTATATTTTTGTACAAAATACTCATTTTGAAAATAATGCGCCCTATTTTCATTGACAAATTCCCATAATGGGTATACAATATATATAGTAGGAGGTGATAAGAATGTTTGACAACCGCCTGAAAAAGCTGAGAATGGCGAAAAACCTCACACAAGAGGAAGTTGCAAAAGCCTTAGGCTTGCCGAAAACAACCTACTGCAACTACGAACGTGATGAACGTGAGCCGTCAGCAATGACACTTTTAAAAATCTCAGCATACTTTGGCGTGTCTCTCGATTATCTTTGTGGAAACGAGGGCGAAAAAAATTCCCCGCCACCACAAAGTGACGAGGAAGCTAAGATTATCGACGCATTAAAGGTTCTTGAAGATAGCGAAATCAAAGACCTTGACAAATATGTCGATTTTCTCCTATTCAAGAGAGGGCTGCTTTAAGCAGCTCTTTTCTTTTTCTGCCCTTATTTTTTCCCACAATTCGGGGTGCTGTAGTATGTAAATCTTGTGGGCTAGTCTTTTTTCAAATTCTGTTCGTTCTTCTTTTGTCATTATTTTCTCCTCCTATATTTATGAAACATATGTTCGATAAGCCTATTATATACCATGTAATCACGGCTGTCAATACCTTTTTTATGTACTGTCCGAAAAATCGGACTGAAATAAAAACACGTCAAAAAGTATTGCAAAATATGCGTTAAAATGCTATAATATACATGAAACACACATATATAGGCTATGTGTAAATCATAGCATTTTTATGGCATAAAATGCAAGCGTGTTTATAATATCGAACATTATTTGTTGAAACTGAACAAATCGTCAAGCCCACATTTCAGCGATTTTGCCAATAAAACAGCCGTTGAAATGCGTGGATCAACGTTATAGTGTTCTATCTGGTCTATTTCGGAAAAGCTAACGCCCGATAGTTCGGATAGCTGGCGCAGTGTCAGGCGCTGTGTGCGACGTATATCACGCAGATGTGTTTCGTATATCATATATATCACCTCTAGGGCTAGTATGTCCACCAGAGCCGTGAATATTAGAAAAGGGGTAGAAAAAAATGGGATTCCGTTTAAGAAAATCAATTAAACTTGGCGGCGGTGCAAAATTGAACATCAATAAAAAATCCGTCGGTATGAGTGTCGGTGGAAAGGGTGCACGATACAGTGTCAACAGCTCAGGGCGGCGCACAAAGTCCGTCGGTATACCAGGCACAGGGCTGTCATATGTATCAACATCGGGTGGCAGAAAGTCGTCAAGCCGTAGTTCTCACGGCCGTAAATCAAGTAGCACGTCAAAGGGCGGTTGTCTGCTGGCGATAATCATTTTCTGTGCTATATCGGTCATAGTCTACGGAATAGCGCACCTATTCGGCTATAGGCGACCGACAAAGGTTGAATGGACTAATGACAACTATTCTATCACACTGAATGACTATAATCGTGACTATAGCCACATAATCTATTTGCGAATCACAGGTGAAACTGACGCAGAGGACGTTGATCCGAAAGATATAAAAATTGAAATCAGCAGCCCTGACGTTTGTCAGTTAGAATATGATGATAGCGGTGCATATGTCACCTATGACGTGAAACCTCTCAAAGACGGTTTTGCGGACGTGACCGCCACATATGATGGTGTGACATCTGACCCTATCACGATAACTGTTGATATGGGTGAAAAAGTCACTACTACCACCACGACAACAACTACTACCACCGCAGAGCCTGAAACCACCACCGAAGCGCCCCCTGTGCCAACTACCGCACAGGATCCAGCCGAAACGATAGTATATATCACGGCTTCGGGCGACAAGTATCACAACAAATCATGCAGATACTATGATGATACCTGCACGCCAATGAACCTACAGGACGCACAAAACGCAGGCTATAAGCCTTGCAAGGTGTGTGGCGGATAAACACCCCATAATAAAAAAGCCCCCACAGAGCGACCTGTGAGGGCGTGTACAGCCAAACCTAGCAAGAGATGATACTATAGTAGGAAGTACCCTATTATTTTATCATAAATTGAAAACATTGTCAAGATAATAGGAGGAATTTTACATGGCAACAGCGAAAAGACTGCCGAGCGGAAGTTATCGTGTGAGAGTGTACGATAAAAACACCGGTAAATACAAATCGTTCACGGCCGAAACGAAAAAAGCCGCCGAGCTTGCGGCGGCGGAATGGCTGATAAAATGTCAGGACGAAGAAAACCAGCAAATAACATTCCAGACCGCAGCTGAAGAATATATCAAAATAAAAACGCCTGTGCTATCACCCACCACGATACACGGCTATCAGACTATCCTGCGCAACAATGTTGACAGGCTGAAAGATATTCCGATTGACGAGGTTACGCCGCAGCTAGTGCAGGACTGGGTAAACGGTTTGACCGTTGATAAATCGCCGAAAACTGTTCATAACATCTATGGTTTTTTTACAGCTGTTATGTCATACTATGACGTGGATATACGGCTAGGAAAAATTCGTTTGCCGTCCAAAACGAAAAAATTTAAAATTCTGCCTGATGTTGAAACCGTAGTGGACCTGTTCCGTGGGTCAGATATAGAAATTCCTGTGCTGTTGGCTGTATGGGGCGGTATGCGTATGTCGGAAATACTGGGTATCCGTCGCAAGGACCTATGTGGTGATGTGTTGACACTGTCGCAGGTGCGTGTCACAGTTGGCAAGGAAATAATTGACAAAGAGCAGGCTAAGACCTACAACAGTCGCCGACAGCTACGGCTAGGGCAGCCGATAGTAAATCTAATAGACAGCCTAAACTTGCAACCCGATGATTATGTTGTGGCCTACACCCGAAAACAGGTGTACGGCCGTTTCGTCAAAACAATGCGATCGGCAGGCTATCAGATCACATTTCACGATCTACGCCACATCAACGCCAGCGTCATGGCGAAACTAAATATCCCTGATGTATACGCTATGGAACGTGGCGGCTGGAGTAACACCAGCACATTGAAATCGGTATATCAGCAAACGTTTGATACAGACCGCCAGCGTATTGACCAAACCATTGATGACTATTTTCAGGACATATATGACACGAAATATGACATGAAAAATATAAAACAGCGTAAAAACGTAGTTTGAATAACTTTTGCCGTGGGTTCAAGTCCCGTCACCTCGACCAGTCACTCGCCGTGACGGGCGTCGTCCGTCATGGCTTTTTTTATTATCAGAACTTAACGCCGCAGGGGGAGTTTTTGTATTACCTAAAAAAGTAGAGTTATGCTTTGAGGAACCGAAAAGCGTAACTCTATTTTTGTATGCTCCACATAGCAAAAGTGCCTTATGACTAGCATTAAGGCACTTTATCGATTCAATCTTTCCCCAACCTCTCCGAAATCTCCAACACAAGTTTCTGATCCTTCTCAGAAAGCCTCGATACGCTGTCCACGATCTTCTGTGTGAGGACAGGATTTTTGCTGCCATCGTCGAAAAAATGCTGATGATAAAGATATAGAGCAGATAAAACGAACCATGCTTGAACGTGTCGAAAGTATCGAGCCTAGAATAAGAGATTATGCAGAAGAATGGCTCGATTATTACCTTGATTGTTGGGCCACTCTGACAGAGCGGCTTCCAAACAAATTAGTTTTTACCGATTATCATAATGAAGATATTGCTTTGTTCAGAAGCGCAGATAATCAAAACGGCTCAGATATTCCTACCATACTTAATTCTGTACGAAATGTTGAGCCAAACGCAAATATTTATTTTACCAAAAGATAGGGGGCAATTAAATGCCTAAACCAAAATTCAGACAAAAAGATCTCCGTTGGAGATATAAGAAAAACTCAGCTTATCACTACATATGGTGTTGGCGCTATAGTTGACTTTAAGAACGATACTGTTGTTATCGCTTCTACAGACGATTGGGACTATTCCCCTAATGACGCTGATGAGGTAGAAAATCGAAAAATATTCAGCTTTTTAAGGAGTTTCATCAGTTTTATGCTGCTAAGCGTTTGTAGATATCCGCACCACATTGCATACAGCGCTCTGATTTTCACTTGTCCTACTTCTTCTTTCCAAAAAACAAATCAAACAGAATATCCACAACATCTTTTACAAGAATGAATATCACCGCCGCCACCTGTCCCCCAAGAGAGCGGCGGTATCTACACTACGCTACTTTTCAGTAAGATATTCATTTCTGTCAAACAACTGCTCAATTGAAAGATTTTTAAACCTCGGAATGTTGTATCCAAACGGCGAGTTGAGAGCCTTTACAAAGTCTTTCGTATAGCCGTGATTTTTTAAAAGATCGTCCTCATACTTTATTTTATCTTCTTGCTTTGTGTCATCTTCCCTTTTCGTGATACAGCGCTGCATAACATAATGATAAATGGAGAAGTAAGAATCCACTGTACGAATATCTCCTATGTATTCTTTCAGTTCACGAACTACAGTAAGATGAGCAATACAGTTGCGGTATTTTCTTGTCATGCTGCTGTCTGCATTATTGATATCAACTTCAACGCACTTACGCAGCCGCCTGTTCTTTTTCAAGAACAAATTCGGCGACTCATCACGATCATCACAAAGTTCACAAAGCGTCTGTGAAAGTATCCTGTAGTCATTTTTCAAGTTCTTTGAAGCCAACTCAGGAATTATCTCCTTATACAGCCCAAAATCACGTTCAAGGCAGTGTATCGCAATAACATACCTTGCATTGACATTCACAAGATTTTTCACCAGCAGATACATGACCGTAAGATAAAGCCCGATAACAGCCTTTGCCCTCTCCTTAGCCACGTTTTCTCTGCCCTTTGCCTGCTGTTTCACATTTTTGAAATCATCAAAGCTGATGTTCTTTATCATTCTCGCAAGCTCACTGCACTTTGCTTCCAAAGAACTGTTCATGTCAGGAAATTCCACACAACTCTTGTAATAACGCTCTATCTGCGTGTCAGGGATACCCCCGAGAACAAACATGACAACTTTCTCATTCTCAGCCACTTTTCTTATCTTCTGAGCGTTCGCATACTTGATAAGGTATACAAACCGAGAGGACTCGATAACATTGTTTGTTATGAAATTTCTCAGACCATGTATGCCCTTGCCTTTTTCTTTAAGTTTTAGAATCTCGCTTATCCTATCGTCCGTGATCTTGTCGTCTATACCGAGTATAGTCAGTGCGTCACGGAACATCGTAAGCTTCGCTGAAGCCGCAGGCTTTCTCATGGAAGCAATGTTCTTTACGATAAAAAGCTCGTTGGTTATCCTCTGGCTGTCATTGAACAGCTTGTAGCCCGCCGTAAGCTCACACTCAACATCAACAGCAGAGCTTTTCATTATCTTCAAAAACTCCTTGATGTTATCAAACTTGCTGATAAGCGTTGTAAGAAGATCGTTTATCTCCTTGCCGTCAAGAAAATATGTGAGCATATATATCATTTTAGAGAAATACAAAAGGTCAGACGCATTCTTCTTTTCACTGTCAAGAATTTTCTCATCAAAATCCATGTCAGCCTTGCCAAGCTCCTTGATAACGTCACCGTTCATGTGGTCGGCGATATTTTCAAAATCATTCCTGAATTTGCCCCAAAGCTTTTCCGCTTCATCAGCATATATCCCCTCTTTTTCATCATCGGTCATTGAAAAACGCAGTTTGCGCACAAGAGCTTCGCCTGCGGCAACGTCATTTCTGTAGTAGTTGCAGAAAAGCAGAAAATCCATAAGCTTGTACATCTTTGAGCGCACGGAGTCATATTGCTTGTCCTTAAATCTGAAGCCGTATTCCTCCAGCATTTTCTCACGAAGCTTTTTGATAGAAAAACCGAGATTTTTCTGAGATTTAAGCACGATGAAATCGTAATAAAGGCGTATGATATCATCAGCCTCATAGCCTTTCATCATATCAATAAGCAAGCTGATATTGACCTTGTTTCCCTGGATAAAGCCCTTATTTATAGAATCAAATCTCTCATCTACAAGATAGTCGAGGGTTTCTCTGTATTCGGAATCAATAATGTCAATAAAGCTGTAAAGGTCTTCATGAAGCTTACTTGACTTATCATGGAAAACACTCTGCCTTATCTGCCCCACAATTGCAAGCATATGATAAACACGCTTTTTGTATGCTTCCGAAACTCTATTATCTTTCGTCTTTGGCTCTTCAAGACCGAAATAGCCAAGGCGCTTAGTTTTCAGCAGGGCATTGAACTTGCTAAGGCTTTTTCTGACATTCGCTTTCTTATCATCAGATAAACTGCTGTTATCGGGGTCAATAAAAACATCATAAATATTATTTGTGGAAAGATACCCAATAAAATCGTCATGACTTTCTGAACCCTTTACACCGAGCATATTGTTCAGCGCATAAACGATATTCGTTATATACACCGCAAGTATCTTTTCAATATCCAGAATATTGTAAATAAGCTGGATATGTATATTATCATCAAAAGTCTTGCCGAAAAAGCGCTTTTCAAGCTCCGATTTAAGCCCCAGCATATCCCATCTTACAGGCGAGCTTTCACCGCTTCTGTGAGTAGGGTTTGAAGTATTTATCTCCACTCCGCTCTCAAAGCCATGCTTGCTGGAAAAAGTGATGTTTACTTCGTTTACACCATGAAGCTCGATATTGCTGCTGCCCTTAGAGGAAAGCTGAGTTTTGTTGTAGTCATTATTATCCACCTCATATTCAAGCACAGCAGAATTGCCCTTGCCGAAAGAGGTTATGTACATTTTATTTTCGCTGACAAGAATAGACTTCATTCCTGCCGCCTTGACGGAGGATTTTTTCTTCTCTGCCGCAGGTGCAGCAGCCTCTGCAGCAGGCATGGCAGCGATCGCAGGAGCAGCGTTATTATTTATCTCAGCCGCTTTGAGCTGTCTGGCTTTTTTCTGAGCCTCACGCAGCTCTCTAGGCTTCATTTTATTCTTTTTTGCCATAAATATCACTCCTTATATTAGTTATCCCTTAGCGCATTGAGCGTTAAGGGATTTTTTTTTTTGTTGGTTTTGATGTTTAGCTTTGCCAGTTGGTACAAATCCGCACCAGTGTAGTAGCGAACTATCGGCGGCGTGTATGCCGATATAGTTTTAGACTAGTGCAAATTCGCACTAGTGTAGTAGACAATACAAAGTTTGTTGCAAGCGTGAAGCGTTTTAGACTAGTTCAAATTTGCACTAGTGTAGTAGCATATCTCAGACCGCAAAATGTTCAACAGAGTTTTAGACTAGTGCAAATTCGCACTAGTGTAGTAGGACAAGATCGACACGATCAGTGGAATGACAGTTTTAGACTAGTGCAAATTTGCACCAGTGTAGTAGGTCAAAGTTGACAAAATAATCAATGATATTCTGTGATAAAACACCAAACTTATCTTATCGACGCTTTAATGCATATATTATACCATTTTCAGGCACAAATGTCAATAGAAAGTGGCTATTTTACATAAAGCATTTTCATCACCTCCCGTCTGTTGTTATTTCATCTCATTCCCCAATCTCCTTGACAGCTGCGATAGCGCAGTCAAGTACAGCTACAATGATAGCCGTAAGGATCGTCTTTCCCATTTTTATCACCTCCTGTCCTTTGTTCTGTATACATTATACCACCTTATCATCGTCAACAAAAGTGTAATTTTCAAAAACTTTTTTGTCTATGTTTTTGCACATTTATAACGTTTTTACGGCATTTATA